TTCGCTATAAGCGGTGTGGCTACTCTGGTGTGGTGAGATGAATGGTGCGAAGGGCTTTCACCTTCTGCAGCGTTCACGCGTGGTTCCGACGCCTCTGCCTAGCATTTGCTCGACAACACCTTGCGGCGGTATCTAGGGCTTATAACAGTATATAAGCTATAAGCTGGGCTACGACTAGCATTCCTTTCTGAACGGGCTGGAAGTCTCCAGCCGAGACAGCCGGCGCTTGGTAACAAGGCAATTCCATCGCGTCTGAAGAAGATACGCCGCCAGCCCTCCGGTCGTCTCGCCCGGTCATTAACGGCGCAATGGTGCAAGCCGGTATCAACTCACAAGGCAGGCATAATGGATATCGCAAGGTTCAGTCCTGCTCTTTGGCAGCGAAAGCTTGATAACGATTGGGGCTTCTCTGACGCGGGGAAGTCGATTTACTGCCTCAATATCGAGACCGGGCAGGCCGAACTCATCCATGACCGCGAAGCTGATTTGCTTAATGTCGCCTCAAGGCGTTGCCGCATCAGACGCGTGACCCCAAAAACTCACATAGACAGGTGACAACATGGCTGACAGACTCGCCGGCAAATACGGTTCGACCGACAGCGGCTTCCTGTTCAACTTCACTGCTAGCGACAGCACAGATCTGCCGCATGTCACTCGCGCTCTCATCGTAGGTGCAGCGGGCAACGTGAAGATCACCGACCCTGACGGATTGACCGACACATATACGCTCCCTGCTGGGCAGTACACGATCCGCGCAACACGCATCTGGTCCACCGGCACGACTGCGACAGGGCTTGTTGGCATTCGCTGATAGAAAATCATTCCAGAAAGTGTCGCTTTATTCCAGCCTAATACTTTCGGCGAGAGAAAAATATTCCAATGAGCGACGGTGAAGATACACCCAAAAAACAAGGCCTAAGCGCTCCGTGGCAGCCAGGCCAGTCCGGCAACCCGGCAGGCAGGCCGAAGGGTGCTCGCAACAAGCTTGGTGAACTCTTCCTTGAAGACCTGCTCGCTGCTTGGGAATCGCAAGGGCCTGCAGCAATCAAGACGGTTATCGAGAAGAAGCCGCAAGACTTCCTCAAGGTTGTCGCGTCGCTTATGCCGAAGGATCTGAATGTCAACGTCAACACCATTGGCGAGATGACGGATGAGCAGCTTCTCGACCGCATCCGCAAGCTCGACGCCACCATCCAGCCTTTCCTCGCTACTCAAGGAGAGAATGGAACTGGCGGCGGAGATCGAAAGAAGACAACGCACTAACACGCTGCGCTTCTATAGCCCGTACGCAAAGCAGGAAGAGTTCCACAGTTCAGGCGCTTTATTCCGTGAGCGCCTGTTCATGGCTGGCAATCAGCTTGGGAAAACGCTGGCTGGTGCCGCTGAAGCTGCAATGCATCTCACCGGTCGTTATCCTGACTGGTGGGAAGGCAAGCGCTTCGACAAGCCTATAGTCGCTCTGGCCGGCTCGGAATCGTACGAACTGACACGCGATGGCGTTCAGCGCCTTCTTGTCGGGCCACCGATGAACGAGGAGGATTGGGGCACAGGTTACATCCCCAAGGCCGACATTCTCAACACAACGCGCCGCTCGGGCGTCTCTGGTGCGCTCGATACGGTTACAGTCCGGCATGTATCAGGCGGGGCTTCAACACTCCTGTTCAAAGCATATGAGCAGGGCCGCGGCAAGTGGCAGGCAAATACGGTCGATTATGTCTGGTTCGACGAAGAGCCGCCGGAAGACGTCTACTTCGAGGGCATTACCCGAACGAACGCGACGAAGGGGCTTGTAGCTGTAACGTTTACGCCTCTCAAGGGCATGAGCACGGTCGTTGCTCGGTACATCCTGGAGAAGTCTCCAGACCGCGAAGTCATCACGATGACGATCGATGACGCGGAGCATTACACACCGGAAGAACGGCAGAGGATCATAGACAGCTATCCGCCGCATGAGCGGGAAGCGCGAACGAAGGGCATCCCGTCTCTCGGCTCTGGCCGCATCTTCCCGGTTCCAGAGGAAGATATAACGGTCACGCCATTTGCCATTCCAAAGCATTGGGTTCAGATCGCCGGCATCGACTTCGGCTGGGATCACCCGACTGCGGCGGCATGCTTGGCATGGGATCGCGATGCTGACGTCATCTACGTCACGAAGGTCTATCGCAAGCGCGAGGCGCCGGTTCACACACATGCGGCCGCACTGAAGCCGTGGGGCGACTGGTTGCCCTGGGCGTGGCCTCATGACGGCAACAACGACACGGCGGCCGGCGAGAACCTGGCAGCGCAGTACAAGGGGCAGGGGCTGGGCTTCCTCCCGGAGCGGGCCACGTTCGAAGACGGTTCGAACAGCGTCGAAGCCGGCCTGATGGACATGCTCGATCGCATGGTGACAGGCCGATGGAAAGTCTTCTCGACCTGCACGGAATGGTTTGAGGAATTCCGCCTGTACCACCGCAAGGACGGCAAGGTTGTCAAGGAGCGTGACGATACGCTCTCCGCATCGAGATATGCGCTGATGATGAAGCGGATGGCAAAGGTTCACACACCTGCCGCCAATTGGAATTTCGATGCTCGAAAGGTCGTGTAAATGGCTGAAATGACCCCAGAGCAGCTTGTTGGCGTCGTGTCGATGCTCGTCAAGGACGCGGAGAACTACCGCGACGAGCTATCGAAGACGCGCGACAAGGCGATGGAATACTACGACGGGGAAATGAGCGACGTCCCTGTTGATGACAACCGATCGAAGCTTGTCTCTCGTGACGTCCGCGCGCAGATCAAGAAAGCTCTACCGTCGATCATGCGCACCATTCTCGGCAACGACAAGGTCGTCGAGTATGAGCCGGTAGGCGAGGGCGATGAGGATTTCGCAGACCAGGCGACGGACTATGTGAACTACGTCGTCTTCCCGGAAAGCGATGGCTACGAAGCGGTTCAGGACTCCGTGTTCGACGCCATGCTGCTTAGGAACGGCATTCTGCACTGGTGGTACGACAAGCGCATCAGCGTGACCGTATCGAACCATACCGGCCTTTCGGAAGATGAGCTCGTGCAGCTCGTGGCTGACGATGATGTCGAGGTACTGGAGAAGGCGGAAGAGGTTCGTAAGGTTCCGTCACCAGAAGGTGACATTGAGCAGACGTTCTATGATGTGAAGATCCGTCGTCGTGTCGTCCAGGGCTGCACGAAGGTAGGTGCTGTTCCTCCAGAGGAATTCCTCTGCCATCCTGACGCGCTCGATCTCGATCTCAGCCCACTTGTCGGCACTCACAAGCGCCTGCGTCGCTCCGATCTCGTGGCAATGGGCTATGACAAGGCCAAGATCGATTCCCTGCCTCTTGCCGGTAAAGACGACGACCAGGAAGAGGAAGAGACAACCCGACGCCGCGAGGTATGGCGACAGGAGGACTCGACGCAGAAGGCGCTGCAGGAGGTCGATTACTACGAGCTCTTCGTTCGCATCGATGCGGATGGTGATGGCATCGCAGAGTTGCGCCGCATGTGTTTTGCCGGCGGTCTGCAGGCGGTAAACCTGCTCGATAACGAGGAATGGGACGAGATCCAGTTCGCAGACATCATCTGCGAGCGTCGGCCGCACCAGCGCGAAGGAAACTCCGTTGCTGACGACATGATAGAGGTGCAGAAGATCAAGTCCGTTCTCCTGCGCCAAACGATGGACAACCTGTATTGGGCCAACAACCCGCAGCCTGTCGTCCAGGAAGGCGTCATTCAGAACCCGAGCGCCGTGCTCAAGCCGCGGTTTGGCGAGCCGATCCGTGTCCAGCAGGGAATACCTGCAGACCAGGCAGTGAAATGGAACATCGTCCCGTTCGTGGCTGAAAAATCCTTTTCCATGTTGGAATACCTCGACCGCGAGGCAACCGATCGCACCGGCATTTCGGATGCATCGAGCGGCATGGCACCTGACGCGCTGCAGAACATGACGGCCAAGGCAACGGCGCTGATCGAGCAATCCGGCATCGGGCAGACGGAATTGATGGTGCGCACGATCGCCCACGGTCTGAAGCGCATGTTCAAGGGCCTGCTGAAGCTGACGATCAAGCACCAGGATCAGCCGAGGACGGTTCGGCTCCGCGGGCAGTGGGTGACGTTCGACCCGCGCCAATGGAATGCCGGCATGGACGCCACGGTCAACACCGGCCTCGGCGCTGGTACGCGCGAACGCGACATGATGATGATGCAGATGATCATCGGCTTGCAGGAGAAGCTGCTTACGGCTCTTGGGCCTGACAATCCATTCGTCACCGCTGACAACGTCTACAACGCCATTGCCAAGTTTGCGGAATCGGCCGGGGCTCGTTCGCCCGACATGTATTTTACGCAGCCGTCGCCGGAAGAGGTGAAAGCTCGCAAGGAAGCTGCGGCAAACCAGCCAAGCCCGGAAGTCGTCAAGGTTCAGGCTCAGGCCGAAGCGCAGAAGCAGAAGGCGCAGATCGACGCGCAGATCAAGCAGCAGCAGAACGAAACGGACGCTCAGCTTGAAATGGAGAAGCTGAACCGCGAATTCGCTCTCAAGCAGGAGCAATTGAACCGCGAGCTCGATCTGAAACGCCAGCAGCTTGAGGCGGAACTGCAACTGAAGCGTAACCAGAGCGCGGCACAGATCGCCATGAATGCTCAGGTGACGAACGCCAGGACATCGCAAGTCGAGATCGGCGGGCAACCCGGATGAAAGACGCTGAGAAAGTAGCGGCCGCCCGCGCCATCCTCGATATGCCGCTCTTCCATCTACTCTGGGATGATCTCGAACAGGCTGCAATCAACGCCTGCCTCTATGCCAAGGCAACGGCAGAAGAAACAGAAAGCGAAGTGCGCGCCGCAAAGGCGGCAGAGGCACGCGCAATACGGAATTTCCGGAGCAAGCTCAACGCTATCGTTAGCGAAGCCAATGTCTCCCGGAATGGCGCGCCCGCATAGGGCCGGTGCGTCTCCAACCCTAACAGGGAAATCACATGTTCGTAAACGAAAGTGCCAACCCGTCTTCGGGCGGGAGCAAAACCGTTGAACCCTCGACTGACATCGACAACCCGGAGAACCTGAACTTCTGGGAGCCTGGCGACGAGGAAGAAACCTCGCAGCAGGCCAACCCACAGGACGGGCAGGAAGGGATCGAAAGCGAGACGGATGAGACAGCCGAAGAGGCAAGTCAAGAGTCCGAGGAAGCGCAGAATGCTGAAACCGACGAGGAATCCGAAGCCAACGAAGGCGAAGAGCCGGAGAAAAAGGCCAAGGACGATATCGTTGTCACCCTGAAGGGTGGCGAGAAGGTTCCGCTTGAGGAACTGAAGCTCGGTTACATGCGCGAGCGCGACTATCGCCTGAAAACGCAGGAGAACGCCAATAAGGGCCGCTCTCTTGAGGAAATGACAGCTCGCGTCACCAGAACGGTTGACGCCGTTGCAAACTATCTGGCGGAAATGCTTCCCGCTGAACCACAGCCGGCGCTCGCCATGCAGAATCCGGGTGAATATACCCGGCAGAAAGCGATCTATGACGCTGCTCTCGGGCAGTTGAATAAGATCATCAGCATGGCAAACGAGCCAAAACAGGTTGCTTCCAAGCTGACAGCCGAGCAGGAGCAGGAAATGCTCTCACGCGAGGACGATGCGTTGGCAGCCGCCTTCCCGCAGACCCGAAAATCCAGGCAGGACAGGGAGAAGTTCTTCTCCGAGACGTTCGATACGGCACGAGAGCTCGGCTTCACCGATGAAGAGCTCAAAGGGCACATCGATCATCGCATGTTCAAGCTTGCCTATTGGGCGAGACGGGGTCTTGACGCCGAAAAGGCGAAGACAAAGGCACTGACGAAGGTGGCAAACGCCCCTCCGGCGGTCCCGACCGGCAAATCGAATGGTCCAGCGGTCCAGCAGGTCCGCAAGAACCAGGATGCAATGAAAAAGCTGTCCAAAACCGGGTCGATCAAAGACGCAATGATGATCGACTTCGACTGATTTTCATCATTCGAGGACAACGACTATGGCAGTCATTACGAACACCTTCCGCACCACGAATGCGGTCGGCAATCGCGAAGAACTGTCCGACGTGGTATCGCGTATCACGCCGGAAGACACCCCGATCTACTCCCTGATCGAAAAAGGCACCTGCGTATCGGTGCACCCCGAGTGGGAAACGGATGATCTCGCTGCTCCCGGCGAAAACATCCGCGAAGAAGGTGAAGACTACACCTTCGACGCAATCACCCCTCCGGCTCGTCTGGGCAACTACACCCAGATCCTGCGCAAAGACTGGATCATCTCCGGCACTCAGGAAGAAGTTTCTGAAGCCGGCAACGTCCAGAAGCGCAAATACCAGAAGCTCAAGAAGGGCGTCGAGATCCGCAAGGACGTCGAATACGCTATCGTTGACACCAACGCCTCCGTGGCCGGTGCAACGCGCGAATTCGGCTCCCTGAACACCTGGATCATCACCAACGTCTCTCGCGGCTCTGGCGGCTCCAACGGCGGCTTCAACTCGGGCACCGGCCTTACGGTTGCTCCGACAGCCGGCACGCAGCGAGCCTTCACCAAGGCGATCACGGACAGCGTGATGCAGCAGTGCTACACGAGCGGCGCCAACGTCCGGCACGTCTCGGTATCGCCCTACGTCAAGAGCGTGTTCGTCACCTTCATGTCGGACGCAAACGTCGCATCGTTCCGCTATGCCGTCTCCAAGGGAGGTGAGCGCAACACCATCATCGCGACGGCCGACTACTACGAAGGTCCGTTCGGCACGGTCATGGTTCAGCCGAACCGTGTTCAGGCCGGCAACGCCACGCTCGCCCGCAATGCTTTCTTCATCGACCCGGAATTCGTCGAGTTCGACTGGCTCCGCAAGATCCAGGAGGACAAGGATGTCGCCAAGACCGGTGACGCCAACAAGGGCGTGATCATCGGTGAAGGCACGCTCAAAGTGAAGAACGAAAAGGGCCTCGGCATCGCCGCTGACCTCTTCGGCCTCACGGCATCGACCTAAGGAGAAACGGACATGCCTCTTTCCTATAACCCGATCTCCATCACGGCCTCGACGCTGACTCTCAGCAGTCGAGTTCACGGCGGCGCGACTGTTGTTGCAAGCCGTGCGGCAGGCATCACCATGACACTGCCGGCAAGTTCCGGTTCCGGTGCTGAATTCAACATCGTAGTCGGAACGACTATCACGTCCAACAACCTGATCATTCAGGTTGCCAACAGCACTGACATCATGTCGGGCGTGGCCGTGATGGCAACGGACAATGCATCGGACGTCGTCATCGCCTTCGAAACCGGTGCTAGCGACGACACGATCACCATGAACGGCTCGACCAAGGGCGGCATCAAGGGCGACCGCATTCGCCTTGTCGATGTCGCCTCCGGTGTCTGGCAGGTGAACATCTTCGGTTCCGCTACCGGCACCGAAGTGACGATGTTCTCGTCTGCTGTCTAAAGCATATGGGGCGGCTCTCGGGTCGCCCTTTCCCTATCCACCCGAGGAACAATCATGAACGATCTGGAAAAACAGGCCGAAGAGCTCGGCATCAAGGTTGATGGCCGCTGGAGTGAAGAACGTCTTCAGCAGGAGATCGACAAGGTTCTTGCAGCACCGAAGACGACGGTCAAGGCTGAAAAGGCAGCACCGAAGACGCCCGTCAGGCTGCTCTACGACACCTGGCTCGAAGAAGACCTTCGCACCAAGGCCGGCGCCGTTATCGAAGTGACTGTCGCAGAAGCCAAGCAGCTTATCGCCGCTGGCAAGGCAGAGCGTGCCGATCCTCTTCCGGGTGAAGAATGATCCGAGACGGAGAGTGGAATCTGTTCGACTACGATTTCCAGTCGGGCCGGTCTATCTGGCATTATTTTGACGGCGAAAAGGACGTTTTCCGCGTCGATTACCCCGTCGATAACATCATCCACCAGAACCAGGAAATCCGCAATTCGGCGGCAAAGGCCTGGACTGGTGACTGGCACCGTGTCGCTTCTATTCCGCTGAATGTCGCCTATGACAAGGAGCTTGTGCGGGCTCACTCGGAAGGCGACGACAAGTTCGTCAAGCGGTTTCTGAACGATAGCGATAACCGCGCTTGGCGCACGAAGGAAGGCAACCTCTGATGGCTGTTTTCGCGGATTATCTGGATCTCCGTGTCGCTGTTGCCGAGCATGTCGGGAACCGCAATATCTCCGACGTCTTGAGCAGGCTGACGCAGACCGCAGAATCGTGGCTGAACCAGAAGCTTCGCTCTCGCGAGCAGATTACCGCGGCAACTGTCACCTTCACGAACGGCTCTTCGCCATTGCCGGCCGATTATCTGGAAATGGTCGCTGTCTACGACCCTCAGAGCCGACCGATGATCCAGGGCACGCTTCAGGACGTCCGGCAGGTAATGTCGAACTACTATCGCTATGCGATCGACGGTTCGAACCTGTATATCTACGGCATCAGCGGAACGCGTGATATTCAGTATTACGCAGCACTCCCCACGCTTACGACCAGTGTCTCGACGACCAATTGGCTGCTCTCCAAATACCCGAACATCTACCTCTACGCCGTTGGGCTCGAAGCCGCGAAATTCCTTCGTGATGCCGAGCTCATCCAGGCCACAGACGCTCTTCTGCAACGAGCAATGAACGATCTGAAGATCGACGATGACCGCGCGATGTGGGGCAATGCTGCGGTCCGCCCTGACATGGTGATGCCATGACCATTCTTGAAATCATCCAGGCGGTTTGCAAGAATGTCGGGCTCGACGTGCCGGACAATGCGGTTGCGAACACAGATCGCGATTATGTCGAGCTCATCCAATTTTCCAAGGAAGCCGGCGATGAATGCGCCCGTCGTGTTGATTGGTCCGCTCTTCGCAGCACGGCAACGATCACCGGCACTGGTTCAAACGACAATTTCGCGCTTCCGTCAGGTTTCGCGCGGCTGACGATCGGCAATGCCGTATCGATCGGCGGTGTTCCTGTCCGCGGCGGCATCAGCCAGGACGAATGGTTTTCTCTGACGCCAGTCATGGGAACGCCTCGCTATTTCCGGGTGAATGGCACGAGCTCTATCTCGTTTTATCCATATCCGAGCAATGGCGCTTCTATCTCTGCTTCATATCAGACGAAGAATTGGACCTCGAACGGCACCGCATCTTGGAATAGCGATAGCGATACGCCTCTCGTTCCTGACACTCTGATCGTCAAGGGCACGATCTGGCGCTTCAAGCGCAAGTCCGGCCAGGATTTCAGCGATTATCTTGCTGAATTCGAGGCTGAATTGACCGATCTTGCCGGAACAGACATGCGGGAGCGTTCTCCTTGGCAGTAAAGGCAGCGCGCGGGCAGGTAAGGCCCACTGCAAAACCAAATCCGCAGGCGCCACGTGCGCAGCACAAGACGTTTCCGGCTCCGACAAGGGGGTGGGTAACGAACGAGAACCTTGCGCTTGCCCAGCCTGCCGGTGCTTGGGTTCTAAACAACTGGTTCCCGACCGCAACAGGTATCCGGACGCGTGGCGGCTCTCGGAAATATGCGACCATCTCGTCCGGTCCTGTCCTGCGCATGTGGACGTATAAAAGCGGCCAGGTCGAGGAATTTTTCGCATCGGACGAGACGAAGATATTCAACATCACGACTGTCGCAGACCCCGACGTCATCCCAGCCGCTGCTGTGTCCGGCCAGACGAGCGGGTATTATTCTACCGCACAGATCGGCACGGCAGGCGGCACGAATTACCTCTATGCCGTAAACGGTACGGACAGCCCTCGGCTCTATGATGGCGCGACGTGGACTGCAATCACTGGCGTTTCTGCACCGGCAATAACAGGTGTGACGACTTCGACGCTGTCTTTCGTATGGCTCTATGCCAGCAGGCTCTATTTTGTTGAGAAAGAGACAATGTCGGCTTGGTACCTGCCGGTTGACAGCGTCGGCGGGGCGGCAACCGAATTCTCTCTGGCTGGTATCTTTCAGCAGGGCGGCTATCTGCTCTTCGGGGGCAAGTGGTCGCTCGATGCTGGCGATGGTCTCGACGAC